CCCACGGACTTGTGGATGGTCAGCCTACTGGACGACATTTTGATCTTATTATTTATGACGACGTAGTGGTTCAGGATTCCGTTACAACACCAGAACAGATTAAGAAAACCACGACTCAGTGGGAGCTTTCTCTAAACTTGGGTTCTACTCATAATCCCAGATATCAGTACGCGGGTACGCGATACTCGTATGGGGATACCTACGGAACCATTCTTCAGAGAGCAGCAGTAAAGCCCAGAATTCATCCAGCTACAGTAGATGGAAAAATGGATGGAGCACCTGTCTTCCTTCAACAAGAAAGGTGGGAGGAGATAAAGAAAACTACCTCCACTTATACGGTAGCTTGTCAACAGTTGTTGAATCCAATAGCGGGTTCCGATGTTGCGTTTAAGGAAGAGTGGTGGAATGAGTGGGAAATTCGTCCTTACACGATGAATGCTTATATCATGTGTGATCCCGCGCATTCTAGAAAGAGGGAATCAAACAGGACAGCAATTGCTGTTGTTGGAGTTGATGGGAATTACAATAAGTTTCTCCTTGATGGGGTTTGTCATAGGCTTTCCTTGTCTGAGAGATGGGATGCCTTGAAGATGCTCAGATCAAAATGGAAGAGAGCCCCCGGAATCAGAGAGGTTAAGGTTGGTTATGAAAGATATGGGGCCCAGTCAGATATAGAACATTTCAAAGAAATGATGAGGATTGACGGAAGTTCATTTCCCGTATATGAGTTAAATTGGACAGGTGGTGGCGGCCCTCAATCAAAGAGGGATAGGATTCAAAGACTAGAGCCGGACCTAAAGGATGGTTCTTTTTTCTTTCCGTATCCAACAGATGAGAAAAGATTAACTTCTCATCAGAAAGATTATAAAATTAAAAAACAAGAATATCTTATTTCAAAAAAGATACTGAGGCGGGATGAAGAAGGGAAGGTGTACGATTTGGTAGATTGGGTTAGAAGAAATGAGTATTTGTTATTTCCAACAATTCACCCAGATTTTTTAGACGCTCTTTCAAGAATATATGATATGGAGCCAATGCCACCTATTTCTAGGAATAGGCGTTCATTGGAGCCTGAAGCGGAGGCTAGGTTCTAATGAGAAGATTCAGGATTGGAGGAAGACGGGTAGGACCACCGAGAAGAGTGGCCTACAGAATGACGAATGGTCGTAAATTTTACGAAAAAAGCCCAAGGACTTTCCCTTATGGGAATATGCCTTATTTCCAAAACTACTATGTAGCAGATAACTATGTGAGTGACGCATAATGGCAGAAATTACTTTAAGAGAATCAAAAGGAAGTCCCCTTACATTTGCTGAGGCAGATGGAAATTTTACTAATTTGAATGATGACAAACAGGAGACAATTCCTAATTTGACTCTTGTTGCTTCTGCGGATATGGCTGCCGATAAGTTATCTTTTTATGATACATCGGCTGCAGCTACAAGATCAATTCTGCTTAATAAGCTTACAGCTTTTACAGAAAGAACTCTAGTTGTTAAATGCGTTGCCGACACTATCGGGCCTTCTGTAGGAAATGGAATTACGCATGTTACAATCCCATCTACACTTGATGGAAAGAGCTTACAATCTGCTCAAGCGCATGTGTATACGGTGGGTACTGGAAGCACTACTACTGTTCAATTGCATAATTTGACCGATGGTCAGGATATGCTTTCAACACCTATAACTATTGACGCTAGTGAGAAAGATTCTTCTACAGCAGCAACACCTTCTGTAACTGGTGCTTATAATGGAGTTTCTACTGCTGATGTTATTAGAATAGATGTTGATGTTGTGGCTACTAATACTTTAGGGTTAGAGGTAAGAATGGTATTTAATACATGAGTTTTCAAATAGGAGTGAATTCTGAACCGCCCTTAGTAAATGTAGAGAAAAGATTTCCAGTCCCAGAAATTATCTGTGAAGTAAATGAAGATAAAGATAAAATAAGAGAAAATATAAAATCTAATATACAATTAGATTTGCCACAAGTGCGCCCTTATGAGACTCAATGGGAAACGACTGTAAATTTGGTTTGTGGTGGCGCTTCTTTAAAAGACGAGAAAGTTTACGAGTATCTTTTAGATAAGTATCTTAGGGGTGTTAAAGTTATTACTGTCAATGGTTCTTATAAATGGTGTTTAGATAGGGACATTAAACCATCTGCTCAGATTGTATTGGATAGTAGGGAATTTAATAATAGGTTTGTTGATCCTATTATACCCAAGTGCAAGTACATTATTAGCTCTCAGTGCCATCCTTCTTTGTTTGAAAAACTAAAAGAAAACGAAACGTATATTTGGCACTGTGCTGGAGATGATAATTTTGACCTTCTAAAAGAAACTTATGGGGATGATTATTTTCCAGTTATGGGTGGGTCTACGGTTACATCTAGGGCTATTCATTTGTTGAGAATGCTTGGGTTTCCTAAGTTAGAGCTTTATGGGTTCGATAGTTGCATTATGGAGGGTCATCATGCTTATGAGCAATCTGAAAATGATGATGAGCCTGTTTTAAGTGTTATGGTATCTGGGAAAGAGTTTAAATGTACTGCAGCCCATTATCATCAAGCAAAAGAGTTCGTTGATATGATTTCTAAAACCGGCGAACATTATGATCTGGCTGTACATGGGGATGGCCTAATTTCACATATAATTAAAAACCCCCATATGTTGAAAAAAATAGAGGAGGTAGAATAATGGCTGCTGCTGCTTGGAGTTTTTATAATTCTTTTAGGGAATATATTGGCAATGGTCAGTTTGATTTAGACGGTACGAGTGTTGGGTTTTATATGTCACTTCATACTAGCGCAGCTAGTGCGAATGTTAATACAAAAACTTTATCCACATACGCGTCACTCGGAAGCGAGGTAGCGAATGGCAATGGCTATGCTACTTTAGGTGCGTCTGTTACGTCACGGACATGGGCCTCTGTAGCTACTGACAAGTATCGTTTTGATTCAACTGCTGTTGTGTGGACCGCTACTGGGGGAACAATTGCAAATATTAAATATGCGGTTATTTACCAGTCTGGTGGGAAATTGGTGTGCTTTTCTAAGCTGACTACTTCTCAGTTTACTTTAGCAGAAGATAACACTCTCACTGTCACGCCAAGTGCCAGTGGAATATTTGAATTAGCATAGGGGGTGCATCATGGGCGTAGAAACAGCTACATTTATTAGCCAACTTTCGGCTACAAATCCTCTTGCGACAGACCCAATCTCAGAAGGCGACGACCAAATCCGTCTTGTCAAGGAAGTATTACAGGCTCAATTTACTACGCTTGGTGCTGCTGCTGTTACAACAACTGCTGCAGAATTAAATATTCTTGATACCGTTACAGCGACTGCAACAGAGTTGAATTATCTAGATATTACAACTTTAGGAACTTCGGAAGCATCAAAAGTAGTTACAGCAGACGCAAATGGTGATGTTACAATTGCCGATGGAGCATATGATTTTGACGTTGCCTCTCATGACGGAACTAATGGGTTACTTCTTGGCGGAACATTAGTCACCTCATCTGCTGCTGAACTAAATAAATTAGACGGAGTAGGTGTTACCAGTACTGAAATAGACTATAATGATATTACTACTTTAGGAACTGTTCAGACATCTAAAACAGTAACTGCTGATGCATCTGGTATTGTTAATCATGTAGATTATGTTATTCAAAGGCCAGAGATAAAAGATTACTCAGAAACAAAAACGGCTCTGAGTCCGGCGGCTTCTGTAGCTATTGACATGACTAATGGGAATGTATTTACTATAACTGCTGATCAGGATACTACCTTTACTTTTACTAATCCGTCTCCTACTGGAAAGTCTTGCGCTTTTACTTTAATTTGGACTCAGGATGGCTCAGACAGAACAATCACATGGCCGGGCACTGTGGATTGGGCTGGTGGTTCTGCGCCTGATGTGACAAGTGGTAGTGCTAAGATTGATATTTATACCTTCTTTACGCTAGATGCGGGGACCATATGGTACGGTTTTCAGGCTGGCGCTGACATGGGTTAATGTCTTATTTTGTAGTAGATAATTTTTTACCTGAAGAAGATTATAGAAGTATAAGGGCTATTATTACTAGCAATGAGTTTCCGTGGTATTTACAGGATATTGTTACTGGTGGAGTAGAAGTTGGCGCGGATGCTGATGATGATCCATTAGATGTACTTTTTACACACTATTTTTATAGTGGTATGGGAAATCCAATCGGAGTAAGAAGTAATTTTTATGATACTTGTTGCGTACCTATAGTTAAAAAAATAGAGAACGCTATGGTAGTTAGAATAAAAGCTAATTGTTACCCAAGAACCGAATCTCTAAGAACACATAATTTCCATGTAGATCATAGATTCCCACATGAGACTTTGCTCCTTAGTTTTGGCTCTAATGATGGATACACTTTATTAGAAACTGGGGAGAAAATAGAATCGGTGGAAAACAGGGCTTTGTTCACGAAAGATTTATTGCCCCACGCAAGTACAAATTGCACTGATTTGAATTGTAGAATAAATTTGAATGTAACATTTATAGGAGTTTAAAAGATGCCTTTAGGAGCAGAAAAAGCGAGTTTGATGGCCGCATCTAATACTGGCGCACCCGCCGATGAAGTTGAATATCTTGTGCTTGCCGCTGGTGCTGGAGGTGGCCCCGGTGATAGTTCTTCAGGTATGGGTGGAGGCGGTGGTGGTGCTGGTGGTTATAGGACAGATACGGGATTTTCTGTTAGCGGTACAGTAACAGTAACTGTTGGAGCGTCCGGTGTTGCAAGATCATCAAGTTCTAAGACAGCAGGGGGAGATGGTGGTGATTCAGTATTCTCTTCTATTACCTCTACCGGAGGCGGTGGTGGTGGCGCAAGAGATTATCCCGCTGAATCCAGCGCACAGAATGGTAGAGATGGTGGATCAGGTGGTGGCGCTGCTGGTCATGGATCAAGTGCTGGGTCTGGTAATACCCCCTCAACATCTCCCGCGCAAGGATACAATG